AAGAGCAGAAGCAATATACCTACAAGTATGTTAACCACATGGAGGAGGTTTATTTTGGTTCACGTACTGCTAACATTCACGATGACATGGTTCGCATTAGCATAGCATTAAAAGACCATCAGGAAATGGAACTTGATGAGGTTGCAAAGGTGCTGATGCACGAAAGCATGAGTAGAGATTATTGGTATACATTTATTAAAAATTGGAATTAAATATAAAACTATGAGTAAAAGAAAAACTGTAAATGTGATGTTAGTTGTGCCACTTGAGGTGCACAACATCTACAAAATGGAAAAGTTAAAGAGCAGCGATAACCGGTCTTTAAATGAAATTTATTTAGAACTAATAATTAAAAACACAAAAAAATGATTGTAGCAAAAAGCGGTGGCTCAACACAAAGAGAATTAATACCATCAGGAACGCACGTAGCACGATGTTACAGCATGGTTCACGTTGGTACGGTACAATGGGAATATAATGGACAAATAAAAAATACCGATAAGGTTCGGTTAACATGGGAGCTCCCAAATGAAACCAAAGTGTTTAAAGAAGAAAATGGAGAGCAACCAATGGTTATTGATGCAGAATATACTTTATCAATGTACTTTAAAGGAAATCTTCGCCCAATGTTAGAAAGTTGGAGAGGGTTAGCATTTACAGAGGGTGAAGCAGAGGGGTTTGATATTAGTAAACTTTTAGGTGCAGTATGCCAATTGTCAATAGTACATAAAAAAGCCACCAACGGTAATGTATATGCTAACGTAGGCAGCGTGGTTACATTAATGAAAGGGGTAGAGTGCCCCCCACAAGTTAACCCAACTTTTGAATTTAACTATGATGACAAATTTGATTTGACATGGTTACGTGAGCAGCCTGACTTTATTAAAGATATGATCCAAAGTACACCTGAGTATAAAGGTAGGATTAAAGAACTTGAAGCAGCGGAGGGGTTGAAACAGATGGATGCAGCATTGAGTAATACGGTACATGAAGATTTACCAGTGGGAAACCTGCCAGATATTGACCCAATATTTTAATTTAAACAGGGGAGGGTAACACCTCCCCACAACAAAAAACATAATGAGACATACAAAAGGAATTTGGAAAATAGGAAAAATAAAACATTCTAAAAAAGAACACAAAGGCGGATATATAAATATTGATTGCGGAGGATGGCAGCAAGCTGTAAGGGTAAGTTTTACTCCCGTTAGTTTACATAATGGTATGGCTAATGCCAAACTTATAACCGCTGCGCCCGAATTATTAGAGGCGTTACTAAGTATCGTTAACACGATTGAAAAGAGCGAAACTGTAAGAGTTAAGCAAATGTTAATAGCAACTAATGCAATTGATAAAGCAACAATTTAAAAACTAAAACAATGGATATAACTAGAAACATAGACAGTAAAGAAGATTTTGATAGCTTCGTAAACGGAGCAATTGAATTAGTATTGAGCGGTGAAATAGACCCCTTAGGTGTAGAGATTAACATACGTCAAATGCTTAAAGCATTAACAGCAGTGCAGAAAGATGTAAGAGTAAAAAGGTATGTGAGCGATGAGGCAAGCAAGTATGATGGTCAGATGTATAGGGGACACCTTGTGAAGTTGAGCAACCGTAAAACTTCTGATTACTCGCTGGACAATGAGTGGTTAACCCTTAAATCTAAACTAAAGGGGCGTGAGGCACTTTTAAAAGCATCGGGAGGTATTGATGTAGAAACAGGCGAGCAAGTTGTTACATACAAAGTTTCAGAAGTACTAAACATAAAACTATAAAGCGATGAGTAAAAAAAGCAAAATACAGTTAAAAGCTGAAAAGAGATTAACCGAACTTGAAGAGTTGTTAAACACAATAACCTTGACTACTGAAAAGTGGCAGGATGAATTTATACTAGTAGAAAATCAAATAATTTTACTTAAAGAACTATTGACTTATGATAACGATTAATCTAATAACAAAAGGCAGCCAGTACACCACTATTGAGGTGAACGGTAAGAGAGTTATATTTGACGATAAAGTACTGACAGATTTAACAAAAGAGGACTTAACAGCAGTGGAAGAAAAGGCTGCAATATGGTTCGTTAACTCAACACTAAGAATCAAATCTTCAATCTTGTATAATGGAGCTGATTGACAAAGTTGAGCAGGAGTTTAACTTAGATGCAGGAGCAATAAAAGGGGGTGGCAGATATGAGCCACTCCCTGACTTGAGGGTGTGCATTTATTCAGTATTAAAAACTCACTATCCAAAACCTAAAGTAATGGAGTTGATAAATAGACATAGAACTATATCATACTATTACGATAGCAGGCTTGAAAGTCTTGATTATGACAAGAATTTTAAAGCAATGTATAATAAAATTAGAAGTATTTATTTGAAGTTACAATAATTTGTTTATATTTGTACCATGATTTTGACAACTACAATAGAGATCAATAAAAAATTAGAAAGCCTGACTGGGTTCAAACGGAGTAGTTGCCGAATGAATTTAGTTGGGCTTTCGTATTATATACCAAATGAGTAATAAAGAAAAACGAGATTTATTAATTGCATATGAGAAGTATTTTTGTCACCCACTAGAATGGGAGGCTACAAAAGTAGAAACAATTAAGATAATTGATGAATTTTTGCAAAGCAATTAAATAAGTTGTATATTTGCAGAAACATTCGGGGTTTGGGTTTGCAGCCATTCTTTGATAACTTACTGGTCTTAGCCGATGTTTCTCTTTTCTCAATCAGTAAGTATATTTAATAACAGTAAGATTATGTCACACGACACCATCAACGGGTACAACCTTTCACGCAATTGGTTTAATTGGGCTTTTGATAATCCCGAAAAAATAAGCCCTAACCATTCAGCTATTTACTTTTTTGCTATTGAACATAATAACCGTTTAGGTTGGCGCAAGAAATTTGGGTTTCCTTCTCAAATGACAATGGATGCAATAGGTATTAAAAAGCATTCAACATATATACGATACTTTAATGATTTAGTAGATTGGGGGTTCTTTGAATTAATACAAAAATCACAAAATCAATACTCATCTAATATAATTAGCCTCATTAATGCTATGCCAAAAAAGGGAGAAGCATTGGACAAAGCAATGGTAAACCATGCGGCAAAGCAAAGTGAAACCATAGGGCAAAGCAAAGGGAGTATATATAAACAAGAAACAAAGAAACAAATAACAAGTAAGTTTATACCTCCCACAATTATTGAAATAAAAGATTACTGCACAGAAAGAAAAAACAGAGTAGACCCTAATAAATTTTATAATCATTATGAAAGCAATGGATGGTTAGTAGGTAAAAACAAAATGAAAAATTGGAAAGCTGCTATAAGGAATTGGGAAAATAATAACTTCGCATCTGATACCAATAAAATAACAGCACCTAAATACAAAGCATTATGAATCTACAACAACAATTATTAGGAAGAATATTAAATGACACTAAAATATATTTTTCTACTGGAGAAATGATAACAGATTTATTTTTTGATAATCCAATAGACAAACAGATATTTAATAACTTTAAATTAAATATTCTAAACGGTGAGGGCATAGACCTAATAAAAATATCAGGACAATGTAGTCAGTCGGATAGTGCATTGATTAGGATTAGTGAAATAATCGGCAAAGTAGATTATAGCCTTTCCGTTCAGTCTATGCTTGATATGGTTTATTTAAAGATTAAGCAAAACAAAATAAAAAAGTTTAAAAATGATATTATAAATACTATCGAACTTGATCCAGATAAAACACTAACTTTTATAAATGATTTTATTAGTACATTTGACACATCCGGAATATCAGTTATAAAAACCATGAGGGAAAATGTAGACGACATACTTAAATTAGTTGAGTTTAATAAATCAAGTGATGGGTTATTAACTGGAATAGATACAGGATTCAGAGACTTAAATAGAATAACAAACGGCTTGCAGGGTGGAGACTTAATTATAGTTGCAGCCGAAACAAGTCAGGGTAAAACTTCATTTGCGTTAAATATGGCACAAAAGGCAGGTGTTGAAAACGATGTATATTTAATATCATGTGAGATGCAGGCAAAGCAAATTACTTCAAGAATGCTTGCCTATGATAGTGAGATAAGCAGTAACCATATTCAGACTGGTAAACTAGGCAACGATGAAACAGAAAGATTATATCACTTTGCGGAGAGTGTTGCTGCAAACAAACTTTTGATTAATGGCAATGATAATGATATAGATAAAATAATAGCAAGTATTAGAGTGTTTCACGCCACTAAAAATATTAAGATGGTTGTAATAGATTACTTGCAATTAATCGCAACAGAGGATAGAGGAAGCAAGGAGCAACAGACAGCTAAAATAACCCGTAGGCTGAAGAATTTAGCCAAAGAGATAGATATACCCATTATACTACTTTCGCAGCTTAGCAGGGACAAACAAAACCCTTTTCCAAGATTATCACGATTAAGAGATTCAGGACAAATTGAAGAGGCAGCAGACATAGTTATATTTATATGGCGTCCTGAAATGTACAACATAGAATATTTTGATTTTGATAATAGCCCAACGGCAGGTAGAGCAGAAATAATAGTTGCTAAAGGTAGGAATAGTGGCACAGGAGTATTTCATACAACATTTCATAAACATTTAACAAAATTTTCTGATGAATTTTAAAGACGTTATTGCCTACAACATGGCAGAGATTGCAAAAATACCTAACATAATTAAAAAGGTTAAGCAAACAGAATATGGATATGGATTTTTGAACAATACATTGATAAAATTTCACACTGAAAGAGCATTGATATTAAGAAAAGAAATAAAAGATTGTATTGAATTATTACAAAAAGATGCAGATAAGATTGAACAAATGAAACAGGAGGGATTAATTTAAAACAATAGAAACTATGACACCTAAAGTAAAAGCACAAGAGTTAGTTGATAAGTTTAAATTTGATTGTAGGATTGAATATGAATGTAGACCATTATCTGTTAATCAAATAGCCAAACAATGCGCAATAATAGCCGTTAATGAAGTGATTAAAGAGGTTAATATAGATTGTGCAAATTCAGATTGTCAACAGCAAACAGGGTATAATATATAATGCAAAAACAAGACAATTAAACTTAATTAAAATGAAACAATTTATTAAAAACACCTTAGTTGAAATGCACAAAACTACCACTACTGACAAATACGGACAAGTAGGTAGAAGTAATTTTACCCCCTATCTTTTTGGAGATAAAGCAGAAGAAGTTGAGCAGTATTGCGAAGATAATAAAGGAATATTACAGTATGCTACATATGGTGCGGTGTATGGAACTTATAAAGCATTTACAATTGAGGATGAAGATATTGAAAGTGCTTGTAGTGATGCGTTACATAAAAACAAAAACTACCTTAGAAATTTAAACTCATGGTAGTATTACACACAAGATTTAAATATGAGTATGTGGGTGTGGCGAAAGTGGTAAACGCAGCCAAAAATGGAGGTTACAATAGATGCCAAGGTTTAATCTCAATGCTGGTTCGATTCCAGCCACTCACATTACTTATATTTATTTAGAATAGTTAAAGGAAAAAGATATGAATAGATTAATCAAAGAGTTTTATTTAGATGCACTTAAATGGGACATTATAGTAAACCGTAAAAGATTAGATAAGTTAAAGTGTAATGGTTATTGCGAAGCTGATAAACAATTGATAACATTAGACCAAAATACGGATAACAACCTATTTGCAGAACAAATACTTTACCATGAGGTTGTGCATGGTATATTAGATACTATGGGAGAATATGAATTGAGTAATAATGAAAAGTTTGTTAAAACCTTTAGTGTGTTACTTTACCAATTTGAAATGACTAAAAAATAGAATTATGAACGCAGAAAGAATTAAAGAAATACAAGGTCAAACAGCTTATCCCAATAGTGTAAGTGTTCAACAGGCTTTATTAAAAGTATGGAATGAATGCGAACGACAACAACCCACAGAAGCCAATAACCACCCCGACACTAAGCAATTAATTATAGGTGATGTTAGCAATTGCAGTTGTGGTAAGAAAGTCGAATGTACAAATTGTGGTGATATGGTAATAATGACTAGTGATGGTGAATTTTGCCCACACTGTTATTGCTAACGCTTACAGCTATGAGCCTGTAATTTTACTTTCAAAATTATGGCTTATAGGTGATGTTACAGGTAGTTTTTTTAAATTTTAATAGGTGCAAATTAATAAACAGTTAAAGAAAAAATATGAATAATATAATAGGTTGGTGGAGTGGAGGGATAACAAGTGCAGTTGCTTGTAAAATAGCTATTAATTTGTATGGAATTAAGAATGTTAGATTAGTGTTTATTGACACTAGAAATGAGGATGAAGATACATACAGATTTAAGAATGATTGTGAGAAATGGTATGGAAAGGAAATAGAAACTATTACAAGTACTAAACATGAAAGTATCCAAGCTGTATGGAGAAGATATAAAGCATTAAACAACGCTAATGGTGCTGTATGTAGCAGCGAACTAAAAAGACTTGTAAGGCAACAATGGCAGAAAATTAATAAATGGAAATATCAAATATTTGGTTTTGAATTAGTAGAAGCAAAAAGAGCAATTAGCCTTAAACTTAACCACAGCGAAACAAACCCGATATTTCCTTTATTAATGTTTGGATATTCAAAAAAAGAATGTATTAAAATAGTACAGGATGCAGGAATAGAAGTGCCACGTACATATCAATTAGGATACTTAAATAACAACTGCTTTAAAACAGGATGTACACAAGGAGGCATCGGTTATTGGCAGAAAATTCAACGTGAATACCCTGATAAATTTAACACAATGGCAGCAATGGAACATGAACTTACAGATGTAAAAAATAAGCCAGTAACAATGCTCAAAGACCAAAGCAAGAATGGTGGATTAGTATTTTTGAAACCGCATAAAGACTATCCAAAAATTAAAGATATATCAATGATAAAAGGCAGAGAGCCACTACCCTTGTTTGAATGTAATGGACTATGTGGGGTTAACGATTTAGAACGCAATGAAACAGAAGAAGAAATAAATTATGTACAAGCTGAATTATTTTAATGGTTTTGCAAAAACCAAAGTGCGGTGGCAATTTAAAAATATTAACTGTAACAACTCAATAAAACGCATAAAATCACAACTAACTAAAAGACAATGATTTGGGTAATGGAAATAGATTTAAAAGACTGTACAGTAGAGGGTAATATACTTACATACATAATGACAGATGCTTTTATTCAATTCTTTTTAAATCATAAACATAAATTATTCAAAGGCTATCCAGAATTTTTAAACGTAAAAGGAAACAAAATGCTGAGATTTGATAGAGTGGGGTTAACAGGCTCATATCATTTATACAGGAATGGAAATTTTGATTTACACATAAAATATAATTAGCTATGAAATTCACAGCACAATTAGATTATCAAAATAAAATTAGTCCGTTGTATAATTCTGACTATGATGTTATGAAGAGATTAAAAAAAAACATACCTTTGAACTTTGATGTAACACAACCTCGTAATTATGAATTTCATAAAAAGGCGATGGCACTATTTAATTTAGGATTTGAGAACCAGGAAGATATTAACAGCTTCGATAATTATCGTAAAATTATGGTTATGAAAGCAGGATTTTACACAACAGAGATTACAGATAAAGGCGTAGCATATTTTGCTGATTCACTAAGTTACTCAAGCATGGATAACAACAAATTTGCAGAGGTATATAGTAAGGTTTTAGATGTAATAGCAAAACAATTAGGATTAGGAAATTCAGAATTAGACAAAGAAATAATTTCATTTATGTAATATGAACTATAAACAAAAGTATTTAGACCACTACAACCTAACCACAGCAGACTTCCTTTATTGTGAGTACTCGTGGATTGTGAAACGGGTGGCAATAAAAGCCGAAAATATACATCACGTATTTTTTGGAGCAAACAAAACAGATGACATTGAGAATTTGATGGCAGTTAGTTATGATGTGCATTGTGACGCTCACAATGAAATCTTAGACCGACAGCATTTAAAAGATATACATTTAGAGTTTATGTTAAATAATCCATACTAAGATGTTAACAGAAAAAATACTACACAAAACAATATGTAAATATATCAAACTTCAATATCCAAAAGTTATTTTTATAACGGACGGCTCTGGATTGAGAGTTTCTATTGGTGAGGCTAAAAGATTGAAACAGTTAAGGAGCAGTAATGGCATACCTGACATCATTATCTTCAAGCCAAGCGAATATTATCACGGTCTATTTTTAGAGGTGAAAACAAAAAGACCCTATAAAAAAGATGGTGATTTATTTAGTAATGAACATTTGCAGGAGCAGTCTAATATGATTAATAGGCTTATGGGGTTAGGTTACTATGCTAAATTTGTTTGGAGTTTTAACCAAGCTACAAAAATAATTGATGACTATATGGCTGATGTATAATAATTATAATTAGTTTAGCGGTGTGGAAGTAAAAGACATTACGCATATGTACCCTAAATTTGTAGACATGGCAAAATACCATGGGGCAACTTTACAGGATGCTGAAGATAGCGTTCAAGACTTATTCATTAAACTGCTTGCAATACAGTCTAGGGAGGGCAACATTAACCGATTAGAGTACAAAGGTAGTGTTAACATGGTTTACATCTTTAATGCCTTACGCGGCATAGTTTACAATAAGCACAGGAGCAACAAACGGACAGCAGATAGGGAAATATGGGTGGGTGAGTTAGTGGATCACCAACAAACAATGCACATAACAGAAGTGCAGGAGCGATTAAAAACAATGGATGGTTTTAGTAGAAAATTATATACAGCTTATATGGAGGATAGCATATCGCTTAGAGAGTTATCAAGGCGCACTAACATATCAGTTATGACTTTATATTATGGGGTGAGGCAAATACGCGAACAATTAAAAGATATATTCTATGAATGCACATAACAAAAAGCAATGGAAAGAAACACGAACCCGACTATTTAATGATTTAATAGTAGGGCAAAATGTAAGGAAGCAAGATTTACAACTATGTTTCAAACTGCATAAGCAAGAATTTGGAGTGCCTAAAGTAATCGGTAAAATAACTTGCTGCATTGAAAAAGATAAATGGATTGAAAGGATTGGTAATTTGAATAAGGCTTATAACAAGAAAATAACATGATAATAGAAAAGCGTAAAATTTCAGAGTTAAACCCTGCACCATACAACCCTAGAAAATCGGATGTAACTCAGGAGGCAAATCTAAAAGCCTCACTTGAAAAGTTTGGAGTTGTTGAGCCTATTATATTCAACAAGCAAACAGGGTATATTGTAGGCGGTCACTTTCGTATAAGGGAATTAAAAAAGTTAGGCATTAAAGATGTTGATTGCGTTATTGTAGATTTGTCACCCGAAGATGAAAAGGAGTTGAATATTAGGCTCAATGCCAATTCTGGATCGTGGGATATGGAACTACTCAGCGAGTGGGATAAACAAGATTTGGAAGAGTGGGGGTTGGAATTGGAATGGGAAGAAGAAACACCCGACCCGTTCACCGATGAGGGGATACAATCCGCCGACCAGTTTGGGGTAATAGTAATGTGTAAGGACGCAGCGGCGCAAGAGCATATATATAATGAGCTTAATAATCAGGGGTATGAATGTAAAGTCGTAGTAACATGATAGTAAAAGTTCGCAATAAAACAAAAGACCATAACGGCTACAGGGCGGCTAGAGTAAAAAGCCTATTTAACGCCGAGAGGGGTAACGAGTTCAGCCTTGACGCAAATATACCGATTGAGGGTATGGAGTGGCAAATAGGGCTAATAGTTGGCCCCAGCGGCAGCGGAAAAACGTCAATCGGTAGGGAACTATTCGGAGGCGGAAAAATAGTTGACTTGTACGCTGGTTGGGATAATACGAAGCCGATAGTTGAGGATATTAATTCTGGCGGCGACTTTGATTCGGTAACGGGTAGCCTCGCAAATGTGGGGCTGGGTGATGTGCCGAGTTGGCTAAGGCCGTTTAAGGACCTAAGCAACGGGCAGCAGTTTAGGGCGGGTCTCGCAAGAGCCATATCGGACGGGGACGATGAAATAATAATTGATGAGTTCACCTCGGTGGTTGATAGGCAAATTGCCAAAATAGGAGCGATGGCATTCGGTAAGGGGTGGAGAAGAAACAAAGGTAAAAAGGTCGTTCTGTTGGCGTGCCACTACGATATTATCGAGTGGCTACAACCCGACTGGGTATTTGATACGGGAACGGGCGAGTTAAAAAAAGGGGGGAGTTCGGACAAAGACCAAAGTTTGAGCTCGAAATTAGGAAGGTCGACTCATCTTACTGGAAGCATTTTAAAGAGCATTACTATTTAGATTTACCTATGCCGATTGCCGCCGAATATTTTATTGGAACCGTCGATGGTGAGCTGGTTTGCCACCTCGCAGTTGCCCCATTTTTTCAATCTAATGGGTACAGGGCAACAAGGTTGGTCGTTATGCCTGAATGGCAAGGGGCTGGCGTTGGAACCAAATTTTTGGAGTGGATTTGCCAATACCATAAGGAGGGGAACGGTAGACGCAATAGAATACTTCCGACATTTTTTCACACGTCGCACCCCCAATTAATAGGGTTTTTAAATTACTCAAAAAAGTGGGTATTAAAAAGTCAGCAATTATTTGGAAATAAATCAAGATTTTCGGGGGGGCATTCAACACAAATCGAATTAAATAAAAAAGGAAAAAAATTCATGGGCGGTCATTTTAGGGCGGTTCAGGGGTTTAAATATATAGGGGAAAGATGAATTGTTACATATACGAAAAGGGGCAAAGCGATATTGCCATACAATGCGAGAGGGTATTACACGAGTTTAATATTGAAACTGTGGGGGGGGCGGGCTCAGACTTTGCAATAGCACCGCTATACGAAAAGAAAATACCGCCCGAGCATATTGCGGCTTTAGGGTATGGGGTGCTGGTATTCCACCCGTCAATACTACCAATATATAAGGGAAAAAATGCGATTAAAGACGCATATAAAAACGGGGATAGCTACACAGGGGGGACATGGTTCTGGGCAAATGATAGGTTTGACGCTGGCCATATTTGCGAGCAGGAAGCAATCCCAATTCCCAGTATAAGGCCGCGCGAATTTTACGAGCTACATATTGTTCCATTGGCGGTAAGGCTTTTAAGGCTAATAATTACGGATATATTAAGAGGGGAAATAAGAAAACGGAGGCAACTAAAAACTTAGTTACAACGATAAAACAACGACATTATGACTAACAAAACCAAACATATAAAAGAGGATGCAGTAATAGAGGCATTGACCAAATCATTAGGGATAGTAACATCAGCTTGTAAACAGGCAGGGATTAGCAGATACACTTTTTATGAATGGATGAAAGACCCACAATTTAAAAAGCGTGTAGATGATATTGGAGATGTAGCCCTAGACTTCGCAGAAAGCAAACTACACAAGCTAATTGATGACGGTGTACCAAGTGCAACTATATTCTATTTAAAGACTAAGGGCAAGCAACGGGGTTATATTGAAAGGCAGGAAATAGAACATAACGGCACAGTATCAATTGAGCCAAAAGAATGGGTGTAAAGATTAAGCATAAATATAAACCACTTTGGGATAATAACTATGACTATGCAATTGTAACAGGAGGCAGAGGCAGCGGTAAAAGTTTTGCCGTTGGTGACTTCATAGAAAACTTATCATTCCACGCAGGGCATACTATATTATTCACACGTTACACATTAACATCGGCTCACCTTTCAATTATTCCAGAGTTCCAAGAGAAGATTGAGATTGAAAATCACCTCCAACATTTTGATATTACAAAGACTGATATAATAAATAAAAAGTCAGGAAGTAATATTCTATTCAGAGGTATTAAAACGAGCGCAGGAATACAGACAGCAGCACTTAAATCTATTGTGGGCCTGAGTACTTGGGTATATGAAGAAGCAGAAGAAGAAAGCAGCGAAGATAACTTTGATAAGATAGATGAATCAGTAAGACAAAAGGGCGTAAAGAATAGAGTAATATTAATACTAAACCCTGCATCAAAAACGCATTGGATTTATAAAAGGTTCTTTGAATCAGCAGGAGTAAATGAGGGATGGAATGGTATTAAAAACAATACACTTTATATTCATACAGATTACAGGGATAACATCGAAAACCTATCCGATAAGTTTATAATGAAGGCGGAGGGGCTGAAGATATCAAACCCAAAGAAATACCAGCATAGAATATTAGGGGGTTGGGTTGAAAAGCCTGATGGTGTAATATTTGAGAATTGGGAAACAGGAAAGTTTGATGACAGCCAAATATATTTATTCGGATTAGATTTTGGATTTAGTGTTGATCCTGATGCGCTCGTTAAAATAGCAATAGATAAAAAGCGTAAAATAATATATGCACAAG